TATTTATCAACTATTCCAGATGGTTCTGTGGATTTGATACTAACAGATCCGCCATACATTATTTCAAAAGAAACTGGAATGAACGCTCATTATAATAAGGTTAAACATAATGAAGAAAATAATATAGAGTTTGTAAAAACCGAAGAAGAGTGGGAGAAATACAAAACGGAAAACAGCATATTAAATGACGACAAGAAGGATAATTATATGAAATATGGGACTATATATGGCAAGAAATATGGCGTTAAAACCGACTACGGTCTCTGGGATAGCGAGTTTAATATGGAAATGTTGGAAAAATTCATATGCGAATACTATAAAAAATTGAAGAACGGCGGGACTATAATTATATTCTTTGATTTATGGAAAATTTCCTTTCTAAAAGAGCTTATGGAAAAATACAAGTTCAAGCAAATCCGCTTCATTGAATGGATAAAAACGAACCCCCAGCCTTTAAATTCGGGCGTCAATTATCTAACAAATTGTCGCGAAATTGCTTTGTTAGGTATAAAAGGGGCGAAGCCGACATTCAATAGTAAATATGATAATGGCATATATATGTTCCCGCTTCAAGGCGGCAAGAATAGATTTCACCCAACGCAAAAAAGCCTAAGCTTATTTGAGGAATTAATTAAGAAACATTCAAAGGAAAACGATGTAGTCTTAGATACATTTTTGGGCGGAGGGACGACAGCCGTAGCCTGTAAAAATACAGGGCGAAAATTCAAAGGTTGCGAAATATCAACCGAATATTTTGAGAAGATTATGAAGCTATTCGCGTAAGTATTATGCGCTTTTAATGTATTACTTTGAGCTTATTGGCCTTTACCTTACGCTTTATCTCTTCAATAATAGGAATGACATAGCGCGAATAGGATTGAATATTATCTTCAAATTCTACAGGGTCAAACCAGAATGTGGCATTTTTACAATTTATGTCGTTTTTATCATACACCTTCTTTTCCCAAGGGAACTCAAAATTATAAACCCGGTATCTCTGTATATTTTTAGCCGAATATAATTTCCCTGTTTGCTCTTCGGTTTTGCAAACCTGTCTTTTTTGTAAATTACAGTGATTACATAGTGGCTGAAAATCACTCATTACCTGCGTTTCTGTACTTAAGACACGGACATCATTATATAGGTCATTTTTGTGATCGCATATCGTATCGTGTGTTCCGCATACGACACAAGGCGAACTTGTGATTGCCTTCTTTATATTACTACAAATAGGCCTTCGCTGTATATTTGTTCTCCTTGAATGTACGAATATCCCAATTATACCTGCATTTTCTTTGTTAGTTTGTAAAAATTGGCTGAGAACTTCTGGCGGTATTTCATCATCATCATTTTCACTATACAAAGCCGGTTGCTTCTTTGCATATACGACGCTATAATTAAACTTCTTTTTAGCCCATCTATCGCCTACACCATTACCTCCCCAATATAACTCCTTGTTATATTTTTCCTTTATATCTTTGGTTGATAGTATCTTTGTAAAATTCTCAGTAGCTGTCATAACCATCTCGTCCATCTCGGTGCGCGGTTGTATTAAGTAGAAACCTATCGTCTCATCAATTTTTATTACTAATAGCCCCTGCAAGACCATTTATATTTGACAATCATACAGTCAATATCTTCGTCTTCGATGTCGTAATCCTTCTTTGTTATTTCGCGCTTCATATGATTTTTTAGGAAGTCATAGCACTCTTTCATCAATATGCCAAATATATAACAGCTTGATGTGCTATTGCGAGACATATCAAACTCCCTTCCATTTTCTTCATATAGATTTACAATTTTTGCAATAATATTATCATAGCAACCATTCTTATTTATCTTCATCGCTAATTTCTCCAAATCAGCTTCATACTCTTCTGGCTTCTTATATACTTTAACATTATGCGGATTCTTTAACATAGAGAATACCTTGTTATAAATTGTATTCTCTATTTGTTCAGGAAGATACCACAAATAATATTCTTCGCGATGCCTGGTATTTTCCTCAGCTGTCATCTTATTAAACGCCTGGCATACACCGTTGATACAGGCGGTAGTATGAGCTTTGTTATTTGTCAAAATCTTGATACCTAATGAATATTCAGTAGTAATTATATCCATCAGATTAACCGACGACATCTCGTGCACAGAACTATTAGTACTTTTTTCGGTAAGGGCAGGTTGCTGTCCTGTTGTGCAGTATTTAAGGGCTTATCTATAATGTTGTATGTCATATCGTCATTTTTTATATTTTTAGCAATTTAATAGAACACATATTAGTGCTCTGAAAGCTTAAAGTTAAAAAATAGATATACAAATAATATAGAGTGAGTCGGGGATACAGGATATACTTACTTACTTACATATCAGCAATGGCGTCGTAGATTTCTACTTCTTCCTCTTCAAAATCCCGCCTTGTTATCTCGTACTTCATATGTTTTTGAACAAAGACGCTGAACTCCTTCATCAATATATCAAACATCTCATACCCTCCCGTGTGGTAGTAATCTCTGACATAATCCTTGTACTTATTTATCATCTTTTCAAGAATACTATCGCGATTATTCTCATTAATATGAGAAGCCAACTTCTCCAAATCGGCGTCGTACTCTTCGGGCTCCTTATATACACATACATTGCGGGGATTTTTCAGGACCGCAAACATCTTTTTCTCAATTGTCTTTTCAATTTTTATAGGAAGATACTGAATATAGTATTCTTCGCGGTGCTGGGCGACATCTTCTGTTGTCATTTTGTTAAACATCGAGCAAGTACCGTTGATACACACTGTAATAGGTGCATTATTGTCTCCCAAAATCTTCTCGCTCAACGAAGATTCCGTGTTAAAAATGTCCATCAGCCTGATTGACATTTAGAGGGCTTGTTGCTGTTGCTGTTGCTGTTGCTGTTGCTGTTGCTGTTGCTGGGTTGCTGGGTTGCTGGGTAGCTGTTGCTGGGTTGCTGGGTGTGGCCGAGAGAACCGGGCGAATAAGGCTTGTTAAGGCTTTTCGGGTGGCTCTATCAATTTGGTTGGTAGGCAATTAAATATATCTGGCTTTCCTGTCATTTTTTTTATTTCTAGCAATTTTTTAGAACATTTGTGAGTCATCTGGATTATTCAGATATATGCTCTAATGTAATGTAATGTAATGTAAAAAAATAAAAAATGACATCAATTTAATAATCTATTACATTCATTACATTTATTACATTGCGATGGAACCGATAACAGCAAGCATTTGTTTCTTTGTTATGACAGGAGGGATGGCTGGAGTAGCAATGTATGAACACAATAAGATTATTAGATATATTGAGGTAGCTGAAAAAAGGCAACAAATCATAGATAAAATGAGAAAAGATTTAACGAGAGGAAAATAAATACAGATAAGGCTAAATATAGATTAGATAGATATATATTATATCTATTTTTTCTTATTATAATGTATATGACAGAGAAGTGCATAGAAGGCATTGCAGGCAAAGATATAAAAACTGATACATTGCAAATATCATCTACGATATCTATGACATCTACGATATCTACGATATCTATGACATCTACGATAACTAAGGATATGGATTATAAATCGAGGGCGCTTCAAGAGCTCAAAGAGCTTTGTAAAGAAAGGCAAATCAAGGGTATTTCTGGAAAGTCCAAAGCGCAAATTATTAAATTATTAGAAGCTTCTGATATTTCACTATTAACCCAAGAGAGTATTATTGCTTCACAGCCCGCGTCAATTAATTTGTCAGATATGATAAATAAGATATTTCACGCGGAATGTATTGAAATGATGCAGAAGATTCCAGATTCTTCAATTGATATGGTATGTACGGATCCTCCATATTTTCTCGATGGCCTCGGAAATGATTGGAATAAGCAAACGCTTGACAATAAGGGTTCTTCGGCTATTGTCGGAAATCTCCCAAAAGGGATGAGGTTTGATAGGAATCAGTCAAAAAAGTTTAATGAGTTCTATTCTAAAGTTTCTTCGGAAGTTTATAGGATTCTTAAACCAGGCGGAGCTTTCATATCATTTAGCAGTCCTCGTCTATATCATTCAATGGCTATGGCGATTGAAGATGCCGGCTTTGAAATACGCGATATGCTCGGTTGGATTTATACGCAATCGCAAGTAAAGGCATTCTCACAAAATCACATTATTGAAAATGACAAAAAAATGAATCCCGAACAAAAGCAGGCTCTCAAAGATGCTTGTAATAATTGGAAAACGCCACAATTAAAGCCAGCAATTGAACCGATGTGTCTTGCGGTTAAACCTATTGAAGGAAGATATATTGATAATTTTCAGAAATATGGAACTGGATTAATGAATACATCAGAAGAAACAAAAACCGGCGAAGGCTTCTTTCCTTCCAATATTATTACTACGGATAATATTGAGGAGAGTATGGATAGAGTATTCTTAGTTTCTAAGCCAAATAAAAAAGAGAAAGGTGAATATAATACGCATCTCTCTGTTAAACCCGTAAGCCTAATCGCACATCTCCTAAAATTATTCTCAAAAGAAGGGGCAATTATTCTGGATCCATTTATGGGAAGCGGGACAACAGCAGTGGCCTGCATTCAGTCAAAAAGAAAATATATAGGTTTTGATATTAACACAGAATACATTAAAATTACAGAAAAGCGCATAGAAGAAGAGCTGGCAGATATGGCTACAGCCACAGCTACAGCAGTCGCCGCCACAACAACCATTTAGGTCTCAAACTTCTTCTTGAGAGCTTCATATAAAATCTTCTGTTCCTCGTCTGTATAATACTCACTAATCTTATTTTTATTCACGAGTTCCTTAGCAGTCGGCCACATTTTGATGAAACTTTTGCAAAACTTGAACCTATCTCTATATTTTCCTTGAATAGGCGGTTGATATGCGAGATTTTTTTCAGAGGAGTCGCCAATTGTAGGGTCAAGATGTCCCACCTGCCATTTTTCATTTGGAACATCGATAATATACTCCCTATGCCATTCTTTAACTGTATTGATATAAAGATTCCTATCTCCGCTAATATTAGCGTCCTTTCTCTTGTCAATATCTACTTTATCAGCTTCAAAGGGATATTTAAGACAGTATTTGCCTTTTACATCCATCCTTTTGATACCCGTACTTTTATTGAAGGCCTGAATAACATCCGCCGAATACATATTGATATTTTTGAAGAATAATTCAGCCGTCTTTCTATCTACATAAAACTGTCCTCTAATCTCTGGCTGAGCCATAAGTGCCAACGCTTGCCCTCGCTTGCCCGTGATAGTCGGGAGTTCAATGTCGTTTTCTTTTGCAAACTCTCTCAATTCGTCAGGATACGCTTCAAACATCTTGGTGTAGTTTTCAATCGCAATCGCAATAATGGCTGTCATTATACGGTACAATATATGTATGGTGAATGCATCAATTTTTTATTTTTTTAGTTATAAGCTGAACATATTGGGTGTGGGTAAAATTAATCGACACCGATATCATTATTGTAATCCAGACATACAAGATAATAATCTATGTTATCTTCCATTTCTATTTCGTTTTCAATAAATATATCGTAATGGTCGCCGCTATTTTTGGAGATTTTCTTTAAGTACTCTATATTTGTCTTATTATAACAGCAGGTGATAGCTACAGATTCAGCAGTTTCTCTTAGAATATCAAGGCCTATCAAGTTTCTATATGTCTGGCTGATATATACATTACTATTGCTATTCGTATAATTTCTGGAAAATGCCAATTTAATAGGTCGCGAAAAGCTCGCATAATCCGCAAGCTTTTTTATTCCCTCTTCTTCTAAGCTATAATATATACAATAGGGCGATAATAAGCTCGGGAGCGGTTTATATTCGCGATTCTTAAATGATGCCAAAATCAATAGCGCGGATATTCTAAGATTAATATACTTATTTCTGATATTACCGAATGATAAAAAATATCCGTGCTGTGTTTTATTTATATTCAATCCGCCGTCGCTATCAAAACTTCCCTGTATTTTATGCTTTATGATGCTTGTCATCTTCTCTATTTTTTCTATGGTTTTTTCGTGAGCATCAAGAGTATCCTCTATAATTTTCTCAATTATATCGCAGGGCAAAGTATCTATATAACTCGTCATTTATATATATTATAAATATAAATGTATATCAATTTTTGCTCTTATAGTACTGTCAGATACATAAAAACATTTGAGTAATTTGCGATGAGCGTTCCCATACTGTGTAGCATTAATGTGATTGTTTTGTAAAAGCCAGCGTTTTCTTCTGTTATATACGGGTTCAGGTTCCAGATTAATATAGCAAATAGGTAATATATCAGGCCCGCAGCCAGAATACTTATATATGTCCTGAACTTTTTGGAATCCATATATGAATATGCGTAAAATATTGAAAAATACATTCCTATTTGAACTGCTATAATATCAATATACATCCTCGTCTTATCTTCTGGATTAGACCAGAAATAAACTGATGTAATAAATACTACAAGAGCCGGAATACTTGCGTAATATTTCCCTAAATACACGGCTATTAGAAAAGATGTCAATATTATTAGAGTAACAATAAGCATATATATATTCATATTTTAAGCTATTGATTTATAAGATATTATTATAAATAAAAATATCATAATAATACCTTTACAACTATTACAACTATTACAACTATTACAACTATTACAACTATAACTTAAATATTTTTTTTAGCAAGTATAAATTGGTCTGTAGCACCATCTGTATATATATGATTATTATTTTCTAATAATATATAATCGTCCTTCAGTAATTTCATAATGTTATTTTTAGTAATACCCGTCCAGTCATAAGTCATTGTTGGATATACTGGGTGATTATCGCCGGCTCCACATATACCTGTTTTACCAAGTAATCTACAATCATCTATTATAATAATATCATCATATTCTCTTTTTTGTAATATTTCAAGCTCATACAACAAAGGCACTTCCTCTTCTCCAAAAGCTGTTGTCCCCCCGCTATAATGAGCATCTAAATATATAGTAATGGGTTCTTTGATATTATTAAGTAGTTCCGGTAATATTTTTTTAGAGTCTCCATGATACATTTTAACATTACTGTATTTTGCAAATTGTTCTACATTATAATTATACCATCTGTCAGACAATTCTATAGAATGAATATTATCATAATTATTTAACACATCTTTTATGCCATTACCTAAATATGTTCCAGTTTCTATATAATGAACAGTTTTTCTATTATTTGTCAAAGTGTAAAATTCATTAGTTAAATTTGGCATAATTAAGTATATATATACAACAATATATATGTCTTTATATGGTTTAGATAATAAATCAAAAAAGTTATAATATAAAATAATATAAAAATAATATATAAGATAATAATGTTTATTTATTTACCTTATAAGCATCAAAAAAACAGAGTGTATAAATGCAAAGTTAGTAATTATATAGATATAGATAGACTGCGCGATTGGGTGATATCGCAGAATCCTGCAAAAGATAATTCTTCGCATTGGTGGTATAGCGAGTTGCCGGCTGACATATCCTTGTTATATTCAAAGATAGCGAGGAATCAAAATATTCTTGATATGCTTGTAAAAAATACGAAATGTAATGTTGATATAATAAATGATATGAATGAGATATATGTATCAGCTCCGCAAAAAGATTCGCATACTACATCAGATAAAATATTTTATACTAAGCATATTGACGGCCCCTATTATTTATTCCCATTTGCTTCTTGTTATCGCGTTATTCTGGGTCTTGACGATAATAGCAATGTAATCACTTGTTTCAATATGATACCCGAAGATACCACAGTTGCGAAGGGAGATGCAGTTGCATTTGATTTTCACCGCGAATGTCATTACATATATAATAAATCCGCTGGCGCGGCTCACACAGCTCACACAGCTGGCACGGCTGGCACGGCTGGCACGGCTGGCACGGCTGGCGCGATTGAAGGTCATCGCGTAGTATTGAAGATACATTATTGCGTTTATCCGTGGTGGGCGTATTATTTCGGCAAAACATTAAGCCGATTATCTATACACTATAATCGCAATTTCAGGAATCTATTTCTATATACATTAGATACCGACGAAAAATACAAAAAATATTTAGCATATTTTATGATAATAACTACGCAGATATTTCATAATATTGAATATTATATCGGATATAATAATATATCTTTTGCGTGTTTCTTGTATTACATAGGATATATGACGCATTATAATGTGTTTCTTCTCGGTTGCTTGGCCGTTCATTATCTGCGAAAAACTACTCTGGCTCCCGAAAATTGCAAGCATATCGCATTAAAGCGCGATATCCGCTTTTACTATGTCATATATTCCCTCCAAATATACTATATTTATTACCGTTATTTGCTATTCCTACCGAACTCCTATTACACAAATAGTTTGCTCATCATATACATCCTAAACGATATGAAATATTTATATGATCTAAGATAAATATATAGTCCTATTAGTTTTTTCTTAGATATCGCGAGATAAGGGCGAGGGCGCTGATATCACCCTTTTCAGGTAATTTTTTAAGCGTAGTCAATCTCTTCTTTTTAGCCGGCGCAATTACAATTGCATCATAGGACAAAACAATAGGTATATCTTGAATATTCATAGACATTTTGTTCAATAAAAATAAATCAATATGATAAAATCAATTTTTGTAAATTAGTCGCCATTACAATATAAATATAAATATAAATATAAATATCAACATCAATCATATTTAATGAGTTTGTCTAGGAAGTTTTGCGAGGCCTCGTGAGTCAATTTATAGTTCTTCAATATATATAAGATGGTTCGGCATTCAACCTTAGTAATAGTACCACCGTCAAATATCTTGACAAGCAATTTATTGGAATCATCTATGGATATTCTTCCATCGCCTTGCCCCTTTATCAACTCATCGGCCATACTTAATAGCCCGGCATCAAAGTTTAATCCATCAATTACTTTATAATAACTAACCTTATTCTCCATTTATTATAATAAGAGAAAAGTTTTGAAGAAAAATAAACTAACGCGGGAGAGAGAGCGCGAGGAGCCTGACATCTTAATTTAATATTGACCGACGAGTTTATAATATATAGGCGCGAATGAGTTTGCAATAGGAGTGTCTGTAATGAACTCGTTGATAGCGAAATAAGTAATAGCGAGCATAGCAATACGCCCGTTATTCAACTCTTTCAATTCCAACTCGCGCTTATTTTTTACATTATTTGTAGTATAAATATTTAGCGGGTCAAATCCCAAATCTCCAGGAATACTTTCAATTTCATAATTCTTGGAAATACTTGCAGATTCAAGGGTCGTAGCAAATATAATAACGGCCATAAAAAATACCGGATTAATATTACCAAGACCTCCATTCAATAGCGAGGGAACTTTGCCTCCGGCAGTTAGCAAATTATCGCCATTCATAATTTTAGAAAGGTACGGATGATAAAGTTCAGCCAAAGGCCACCCCACGCTTCCCAACATAGCAAGGCGTCCATGCTTAATCTCGGCTTCGCGGTATCTTCGCAGAGTACTAATGCTTGTAGAACAATTTAGCGGGTCAAATCCCTTATTGCCAATGACTACCGAAGCTTCGCCATCAGCTAAAATAGAGTTCTTGTCAAGGAGTCCGAAATTAATGGCATTCCTAACAAACAGATTCCCGCCATTTCGCACCCCGAACTTTTTAATATTACTCAACCTATCAAACTCCAAATAATCAATCTCACCGTCGTTATTAACATCGGCGATATCCATATAATTATTTTTTCCATAATAAAACTCCAGCTCAGAAATATCCAGCTTCCCCGATTTATCGACATCAATATTATTAAAGGCGTTGACATTTACATCATTATCTTTAGCGCCGCCGCCTCCGCCGACGTCCTTATTGGATAGCATAGCAATTGATTTGGGACGAAGATATGCGAGATTTGAAGGGAATGCAGATGAAACAAAGAAACAATCCGAGCAGTACAATAAAGATGCGAGAATAAAATATCTGAACATAATATTATGATATATATGTTGTTTTATTCTTATATATTGTACCCTCTTTATATAATCCTCGTGCTATATCTTACAATCTATATCATATATCTCGCGCATTATATAATGTTTTTATTATATTATATATAAGCCTACTAAAGCTAAACCTCCTAACAATAAAAATGACATCATAAATTGAAGATAAAAATAAAATATAAAAATATATAGAAATATAGATAAGGAGATTTACGAGGATACTATATTGGCGTGGATAGCATTCTTCAAATCTTCCGGAAAGTTTTCTGGAACTATCTTGTTGATGTATAGCGACGCGACTTTCATCATTCTAACATCATTTTCTACATAGCACAATTCTCTCTCAATTTTCTTTGACTCTTCTTCAATCAATTCAGCAATCAAACAGTCTCTTATCATTATACAATTATTGATAATGTGCATATTCTCGCGAATCTCAGCGTCCGCGGATAGGTCTCGCAATATCTCAGGATATTCAAACATATATGTGCTTTTGCTATTATAGTCTTTTGTAATGTAAAGATTTTCACATATTGTTCTTTTGCTAATATAATATCCTGTTTCGGTCTCAGATAGTCTTGTAGGGTCTTCTGTAAGCATTATACTAACCACATATTTTTTGTACAACTGAGGATATTCCATCATCTTTTCTTCAGTCATAATAAGTGAAAGCACGCGTTCTTCATCATCATAATAATAGATAACATAAACATTTATGATGTCTTCGTCTCTTATGAAGATTATGCAACTCTTATTGTATCTGCCTTGATAATGATAGCTTGTGAAAAGCATTCTGAAAACCTGGTACGATTAAGGAATGAGAAGGATAGTCTTTTTGCGAAACTTGCTTGGATTAGCGAGTAATTACTATTATTATAATACATAGTCAATTTTACATTTTTATGCATATATTTAGAACCTTTTTAATCTTTGCAACAAAAACGAAAAAACAAAAACAAAACATAAAAACATAAAAACATATACAAATAAGGATACTGATTAGGTATATCTATGAGGAGCCTTGAGGCGCCTTGAGACGCTTATTAGAATACATATACATCGGCGAGGATAGTGCTCTTCAAATCGTCGGGGAAGTTTTCGGGAATTATCCTGTTCATATATTGCGCGATGGTTTTCATTATTTCTAATTCTTTTTCCATATCACACAATTCCTTCTCAATACAGTTTGATTCGTTATTTACGAACTCGACAATCAACTCTTCGTCAATCAACTCGTCGCTAATCATAATAATATCCTCGATAAACTGCATATTATTGCGAATATTAGTGTCCGTAGATAGTTTATATGACATCTTCGGATATTCTGACATATAGGTGTTTTCGCAATCATAGTCTTTGCAGATGCGAAGGTTTTTCCAGATTGTTCTTTTGTGAATACCATATCCACGCGTGTCCTTAGATAGCTGATTTGCATTTTCTGTGAGCATCGTACTAATCGTATATAACTTGTACAATACTTCATACTCCTTCTTCATCTTCTCTTCTGTCATCACAAATAACAGGTGTGCGTAATTATACTCAGGGTTCTCATAAACATTTATGACGCCCTTATCTTTGATGAAGATTAGGCAACACGCATTACGATTGCTGTGATAATCATAGCAAGTATAAAGCATTCTTGTGGGTACTCTTGTTTTGTGAGCGGTAGCTCTTGGCTGTCGGCTTAGCTGGCTGTCGGGTAGCGCTGGCGATGGCTTTTGAAACAGAGGAGAGCAACGGAAGGCTTTTTAAGGCTTTTCGGTTGGCTCAATCTGTTTGGTGGGCAATAATTATTCTTAGCCGGCTTATCAATTTTTACAGTCTCTGTATATTTTTTAGAACATTTTTATGGATAAAAAATAAATACACATAAGTAAATATAAGTAAATGCTTTTTACACATATCATATTTTTTCAAGGATGATATTCGTCAAATCATCGGGGATATCTGGCATAATTTTTTTCATATATAGAGAATACATCAACAGATTTTTAGTATAATCTTCGCAGATACTCAAATCTTTTTCAAGTTTATATATTTCATCTTCAATAAGTCCAGATAGCAATATTGGGTCTATCATTATAATATCATCAATAATATGCGCAATATCCCGAATATACTGTTGCGACGATGGATTATAGGACATTACAGGATAATTGAACATATATGTGTCTTTGTTACCATAACTATTGGTAATATAAAGATTTTTCCAAATAGTTTTTTTCCTAATACTATAACATCCATCTTCTTCAATTAACTTTGTAGAATCTGCTGTTAGCAAGATACTTGTGATATATATATTATAGAGGGTTGGGTATTTTTCAATATCTTCTTCGCTAATAACTAATAGAGGAGTTTCAGCATAATCTCGGTCATAATCTTCGTCATCATCGTAATTTTCGTTCAAATTAATGTATACGTTGATGATGTTTTTATCTTTTACAAAGATTACAGTATTTGTAACGCGATTGCTGTGATAATTATAGCAAGTGAAAAACATTCTATTGGTACTCGGATGCGGTAGCTGTAGCGGTTTCGGCGGGGAATAAATATTCTTAGCCGGCCTATCAATTTTTACAACATTTTTATGAATAATATGTAATATGCAAAAAGGTAAAAAATAAACTTAATTACAATTAACTATACTATATATCAGCGATTCCCCTTGCGGTTCTCGGCATTCGCCTTCTGATATATAATACGATAGCTCTCGATACTACTTGAGCCTCCAATAATTGCAATTAAATCTACTTTAATGATTTTGATATTACGATACTATTCTATGTAACATCGAAAATCATTCTTTTTAATATATGACAGCTTATTTATTTAAATAAACTAATCAATTTTTATGTATTTTTTGACATTTTAGAACAAATTTATTCCATAGCATAAAATAATATAATAATATAATATGTTATTATAATAATTTAAAAAGAATGAAGTTGGCGCTGATATTGTTCGGCATTTCTTTAGAAATAAATAGATATTGGCAGTATGGCGCATTATACTCTATAGATTATAATAATAGCTATGATAATTATCAAAGATATATTTTTGATTATTTCAAAGGCAAAGGGTATGACATAGATGTGTATATTAGCACGAATAACTTGAATAGCGACAATGATATAGCTGAGATTATTGATAAATATAAGCCAGTTAAATATCGTATCGCCGACGATAATGATAATGGCGAAGACGGCGAAGACGATAAAGACTATATAATATCAAGGAATAAAAAATTAGAATCGGCTATAGATTTGTGTATTGAAGGCGGGGGCGAATATGACTTGGTGCTGATTACGAGGTTTGACCTGTTATTTCAAAAAGATTTTGCAGATAGCAATATACAATTGGATAAAATAAATATTGTTAGTGTTTTGGAGAGACCGAATCTTATCTGCGATAATTTCTATTTATTTCCTCATAAGTATCTCAAAGATTTTCAACAGGTTATTAGAAAATGCGCGAATATAAATCATCGCAATATCAAGAACGATTTAGAAAAAATAGCTCCAATCAACTATATACTCAACGAAAATCGCGATATATCCGAACTATCCTTCTATAAAATCGCAAAAACCTCATATATATGAATGCTCACGCTGTATAACTGTATATAATTAAGAGAGCTATTCCTATTTTTTAACAAGCTTATATTTTTTTAACAATTTATATTCATTGTTACATCTTATATAGCTGATACCTTTTGCATTTTTATAAACTGTTCTATCACACGGCTTCTTGTCTATAATTACAGAGATTTTTTGTTTAGTAGATTTATAGACCCCTTTTTTACCCTTATTTTTTGATAAAATGCCCCCACCTGGTTGATAATGATCTTTATTATATTGCTCAGCCTTTACATTATCATTTATAATAGCAATTGAGGTAAATGGATAAGTGACAGTTGTTCCCACCTCAGTTCCTGAGCTCCCTGACAAAAAAGATTTAAAATTAAATGATTTATCATTTAATATTTCACCGGTTATAAAATCTTTAATATTAAATTCATTATCATTTTTTTTATCAATTCTTACATAAAATGTTTTATACAAACCTGCAGATATCTTGAAAATTACATCATTATATGTGTCATTTAATAAATGATTTTTATTAAATACTTCTTCATATGTAAGGTCGTTATCACTTTTTTCAAATTTTATATTCAAATCGGTTGTGTCATCTATATATATATCTACATTATCGTATCCAGTAATAGTATTTTCAGCTCTAATTTTTTCTTTTTCCTCTTGTTTTCTTTTTTCCAACTGTGTTTTACTTTTTTCCAACTGTATTTTATCAATGGGGAAATGTTTTTCAATGTACCAATTACAATTATTTGTTATAATCATTAAATATTTTCTATATTCATATTTTTTAATAATTTCGTCACGTTTAAAGCTTTTTTCAAAAATGTGAATTATATAATCTATATTTTTCAATAAAGATGGAGAACAAAATCCAAAACTTCGCGGCCGCCAACTGTTGGTTTCATCAACCGTATCCATTTTATTATTCTTAATAAATAACAATATTTTTAATTTTTTTCAATTTTATAATCTTCTTATAATCAGAAATTGATATTAGGTTTCCTTTATACTTAACATATTCTTTTTTAGAACCATTTATTTTATATATACGCATATCTTTTCCTAGTATTTCCTTTTTTTGAAGGATTGTATTTTTTAAGGGTTTAGATTTGTTTTTAATTGTTTTTTTACCAATACCCCCCTGTTTGTTGTAGTTTTTTTTAAAAATATTAGCTAATTCTTCATCATTAATTGAAATTTTATTAAAATTGTGGGTTCTACTAGAAACAGTAGACCCTTCCTGCTCTAAACCGTGCATTCCAGAAAGGCCCTTCTCCTCAATATGAAAATATTCATTATTTATCGATGAATATATAAGTAATTGTTTTTTGTCTTCCATATCTATTTTAAATATGTTTACAGGATTTTCTTCCGAAGACTCCTTCGATTGTCGGTCTTTCAAATTCCTACGCGATAATCTAATATACAAAATTGTACCCTTGGTAGAATATAATTTAAAAATAATAGCTTCATCGTCATCTTCTTTTATATACGAACCTTTTAATAAATCATTTTGTTCAAAAAAATATTTGAAAGTTTTCCATCCTATTTTAAAATTTTCAGGATCAGTAAGTAGATCATAATATTTTTGTGTAAGAACTTTATTCTTAAATAAATAATCAGATAGCCCAAACCTTTTTTCTATTATAGAGTTGCAATTATTCGTAATATTTTTTAATTTATCCTTTGCTTGTTCTTGTTTTTTTAGGTCATCCTTATATGTATCTTTTATTAAATCAATTATTTTAAAAAGGGCATATTTCTTCGTATCTTCTTCATTTTCAGCATCAACTTCACCTTCATCTCTATACACTCCATCAGCTACACGGCATTTTTCAAACCTATCTTTAATATAGTTTAAACTATCTAACATTATATTATTCTAAATAAATAACAATATTTTTTAAAATATTATACGAAGGTATTTATTATTATAAATATACTATAATGAAGCTATAATGTATTTTTATTGCTAATATTTTATTATTGTTAAATATAATATATAAGATATATGTGTTTTCATAAAAGATAAATAATCCTAATATATAAGAATTATTAACATATATTTTATATAATATGGACACTAATAATGGCAATTTTTTAAATGATTGTTGGTCTATATATTTTCACGATCCCTATGATATTAATTGGGATGATAAAAGTTATAAGATTATAGGTCAGATATCAACAGTTGAAGATTATGCGAGATATTTCAAGGGATATAAGGAGCTTTTCAAGAAAGGTATGTTTTTTATAATGAGAGCCGATATTATTCCGAGATACGAGGATGAGCTCAATATTAATGGCGGATGCTTGTCGTTCAAAATATCACCAGAAGATTTTGAGAAAAAGTTCTTTGAATTGTGCGCGAGTATTTTGGGAGAAACGATAGGAACGAGCGATGATGTAATGAATAATATTAACGGCGTCTCAATAAGCCCCAAGAAATTATATTATATAGCGAGGATATGGATTAAAAACAATAAATATGCAAATAAAGAATATTATAATATCGACATCCCTAAATATACTACATTAATGTATAAAAATCACGTGTAGTTCCCTCGCGCGGATATGCGTGATAATAATGTAATAATTAATGTGTATAATTAATAAATGAATGATAAAATAAATGATATTATCAATTTAATAAAAACAATAATATTATATATTCTCGTTCCATTCAGGGTAATATTTTTACTATTATTATTGAGATTATCAAATATTGTTTTGCATTTCATAAGAGACGAGAGCAGTATAATGTCTGTCATATTAATTTTCGGCAAGTTAATTATGTTTATCTTGTCTTTTAATATTGATATATCAAAAGCCGATTACATTAAATATATGGAGTATTTATACAGCGATAAGAAGTTTATATGTACTATTAATCACACGACGCTTGCCGACGGTTTTGTAATAGCAAGTGCTTTCCCTCGCAGCAATATAGTAATTTTAAGAACAATACTATATAGTATCTTTGGATATACCGAGGAGAATAATGAGAAATACGGAAATATATATGTAGAAAAAGGGAAAACGAGCAATAAAATTAAGGAGCGCGTAGATAATCGTAAGCCTGGCGATCCCATAGTTTTTATAGCTCCCGGTTCTGGTAATATAGCTAAGATTCCAGGGAATATCACAGAGTTCAGCGGAAAAGGCGCATTTGTCGAGGGATATCCTATATTGCCTATCGTAATAAAATACGAGGATGATTCATTGCATCACAATTCAGACAACGGCGAATCTATGCTTCACTCGTGCTTAAAACTCTTCTTGGTTCAAAATTATAAAATAAAAATCAAGGTATGTGATATGGTAGAAAAGAAGGAGGGTGAAAGCATAATAGAATACAAGGACCGCGTATATGATATTATGAACGACCTCTATAATAAAATGTAATCCCGAATAATACGGCGATATAAAGAATACATTATATTATACAGCATTACATTAGACTATGAGGAATTGCTCTGTATTCAATAATGAATTAAGAGGAACTATAGACAACCAGGGTAATGAAAATATATTGGTTTCTACTTGCATATACATAGCTATCAAGGGATTAAATATTCTTTTTCTATTATTGAAATGGTAATATATGATAATATAATGTAATATATGGTAATATATAAAAGATTATTGCGATTATCTATATAATTACATTCTAATGAGTTCTAAGAAGGCAATTAATATAATTGTTGCTACAAGTACGAATTATGGGATAGGGTATGACAATAAGATGTGCTGGCATATTCCCGAGGAGTTAAAGCATTTTAAAAGGATTACTACGGCGCGCGAGGATATAAAAAAAAGGAATTGTGTAATAATGGGGAAGAATACTTGGTACTCGTTGCCTAAGAGGCCTCTTGTAGATAGAATAAATATTATAATAAGTTCTGCAGATTACGAGAAAATATCTTGCGAAGTAAGCGACTCCAAAGATAATATCAAGGTTTTTAAGAATATTGAGGAAGCTTTTGCATATGTAGAGGAAAGCGATGAAATAGAGAGCGCTTTTATAATTGGCGGCGCACAGCTATATAATGAGTGTTTAGATAAATATATTGATAAAATCAAATATATGTATATGACAATAGTATATGATAAGAAATATGAGTGTAATAAGTTTATAGCAGCCGATGTCATATTTAATAATTTTAAGTTTGAAAAAAAGGATGTATATAATAGCGAATTGAAGTATATTACTATGAAGGGATATAACAAGGGCATTTCATATCCTCGCGATGAGCCGGCAGACTAGGAGGCCAGGCGACAGGCAGACTAATAGAGGAGTTTGAATAAAAGCATTTCTATATATATGGGCTCTTTGGATTTATTGGTTTGTGATAGCATATATTCTATGCTGGAACCGATTTCTATTATTTTCATTTTCTCGTTTTTCTTGATATCCTCATATTTTTTTACAGGTAATTTAGAATATTTAATGCGAAGATAGTAATCGCCGTGATCCACGAGAATTAGGAAGTCTTCTATGATTTTGTGAATGGATATGTTATACTGACAGCATTTATTAGAGAGATATCTGATATCTTCGATATTATTTTTATTTTTATCATATGTCTTGATAAATTCAAAGAAAGGCGGATAATTATATTTTATAAAATCTTCGGTTAATATTTCGCCAGCGTGGGGACTATTTTCAATCTCTGATATGAAGAGGGCTTTTATAATATTCCGCGTTTTCATAGCAGCCAATTCTTCTCTCACAGATATGCCGAGATAATTTACAAATATATTATTTATCTCTTCAAAGGTGAAGAGAGGCACGCGGAAACTGTTAAAACGGCTTTTAATAGGTAGCTCTATTTTAGACATATAGTGTGTAGTACATAGAAATGTTATGTTATTTGAATATCTCTCGAGTAATATGCGAAAATCGTAATACAGTTTAGATAATAGGTCTATATTTTTAATGATTATAAAGTGTTTATCGTATCCTATGTTTTTATGCTTGATAATGTGGAGAAGGAATGGCGTGATTTTATCAATATTTTTCGCATTATCGGGATTCATTATATCCAGCTCAATAAAGTGAGTGTTCTCGTTATACACGAGGGCTTTATCCCATATATGCTCGCATCTATATATTTTATTTTGTATATTGAACTTTTTTTTTATTATTAAATCTGAAAACAAATCTATTGGAAAACCCAGAGGGGAATATAATAAGGTATTGTTTTGAGATAATAATATCCTATTTAACAATATATTATATTCATAATTATCGCTTATTATACTCGCAAACTTTTCATCTAATCTATTCCAATTATTCATAATTTGCAATTATAAATACGAATATTAATACGAATATAAATATAATTAGCTAATAAAATCATATATATAATTATAGTGGGGGAGACCGCCCCCAACGCGGTTTTATATGGAGGGTTATAGAAAAGGCTGTCACCGGCTATTGAGATGTTATACAGCTATTTATATTACCGTTATGATGTATTAAAAAGACACTAAATATTTCTAAAATTTGAAAATTAAAATTTGAGTACATCTCTTGAATTATTTTGAAATTTATAAAAAACTTTTGAAATTTTTGAAAAAATAGAAAGATACGCTCCGCTACTCAAATTTAAAAATGAAAAAATATAGATATTCCAGTGTCTCAAGAACTGTTAAGGTAATCTAAGTATTTTTATAATAATGGGGGGAGACCGCACACAATGCGGGCTATAGAAAAGGCTATCGCTGGCTACCGAGAGGCTACCGAGAGGCTATTGAGAGGCTATCAAGCTATTTATAATATCATTATGATGTATTAAAAAGACACTGGATATTTCTAAAAATTGAAACTTAAAATTTGAGTACATCTCTTGAATTATTTTGAAATTTATAAAAAACTTTTGAAATTTTTGAAAAAACAGAAAGATGTACTCAAATTTAAAAATGAAAAATATAGATATTCCAGTGTCTCAAGAACTGTTAAGGTAATCTAAGTATTTTTATAATAATGGGGGGAGACCGCACACAACGCGGGCTATAGAAAAGGCTATCGCTGGCTACCGAGAGGCTATTGAGAGGCTACCGAGAGGCTACCGAGAGGCTACCGAGAGGCTATTTATAATAACATTATGATGTATTAAAAAGACACTGGATATTTCTAAAAATTGAAACTTAAAATTTGAGTACATCTCTTGAATTATTTTGTAATTTCTAAAAAACTTTTGAAAATTTAGAAAAAACAGAAAGATACGCTCCGCTACTCAAATTTAAAAATGAAAAAAATATAGATATTCCAGTGTCTCAAGAACTGTTAAGGTAATCTAAGTATCTCTATATAAATATCGAGAGGCTACCGATACTATGTAATAAAAATTGATATACAGAGTATAACTAAATAATATACTTATTATAATAGAGAAGGTAAAGGGATATAAGGAGAGATTATGAGCAAATCCAATAGCAATAAGTTTTACGACCCATTAACAAAGATATATGTTAGCAAATCAAATATCGAGGAGTGGAGCAAGAAGCTTAAATATGCGCATTCGGTTCCAAATCATTTTCTCGAAAATATTGATATAACTGTTGATAAGAAGGAAAATATAGATGTTAAAAAGCAATTGTATTATGATAAAATCAAGATGTTTATAAATAATAATTCAGAACATTTATTGAACAATTTGATATCTGTCAATAAATCTAAGTCATTAATTCAGGATAGAAGAGACGAGTATAATGAGATAATGAGGTTATATAACAAGAGTATGAAAGAATATCAGGATATTCACGGAAAAAAAATAGTTATTAGACTGGTATTGAATAAAAATAAGGAAAAGTTAATGGCTTACTTACAATACTATAATTACAAGAAATTAACAAAGGATACTTATACACCCAAAGGTTTAGTGAACGAGATAGATGATTTTATTCTTAAAAATCGCTTGTACGGATTGTATTCCGATGATTTGATGGTAGGCTTCTTGATAATTAAAAAAAGCAGATATTTCAAAATAGACGGTACATCAGATAAGGTTGATACATTTTATATCCAAGAAGTTTATATAGACAAGAGTATGCGAGGCAGAAAACTGGGAAAAATATTATTAGATTACGCGCTATTAATATGTCCTATCAATAAAAAGCATATATCTTTGATGACATACGAGGGTAATATTATGGCGAATATAGCAAAATCTTACGGATTTGAATTACAAAACGAATCATCTGGGTGCCCCGTCAATAAATTATTCTTTGTTCGCAGAATGACCGACAAAGATTTTCTTAAAAATACTAACAGAATAACTGAATAAAGGCTAATATTTAGCGCCTATACAATATAAAGAATAAATTAAGAATATTATCTAACACTTATATAATGTATATTGAAATATTGGGTTTAGATATTAATAACATTTCTAAATATACTAAGGAGGATATAAAGAGAATATACAAAAAAATAGCATTAGAATGTCATCCAGATAAGCTAATTAAAACGCAAGATATCAAAGTCAAAAATGCAAAGATAGAGAGATTCAAGAAGGCTTGTATAGCCTATAAAAAAGCAATTGAAGATTTTGATAATTACGGAGAATTACGAGCATATCCTAATAGCACCGATAATAATAACAAAAACTATGGCGACTATGGCGACTATGGCGACTTCGGGGACTTTGGGGACTTCGGCGACTTCGGGGACTTCGGAGACTTCGGCGACTACAGTAATCCAGATATAAACTTTTGGGAGGATATGTATAGTAATTATTTCAATGATAAGAAGAAGGTAAAAAATACATTTATAAATCTTGCCAATATTTTTTTAACTAAGGGGTTATCTAAGGGATTTAATAGAAAAAACTATTATAATCCCTCTTCTAAGGTTATCAAGCATAGTATAATATTGCCCGTTAATTACCTTGATTTACATACGGATAAAAACAAAAAAATCAGGATATTATTAAAGGGCGTTAAAAAGCCATTCAATTTTGACATATTATGTAAAAAGGAGTATCCGCATTTTAAGAGACAGTATATAGATGATGACGGAATAGAGCACGAGATAGAAATTAAAATGATGATATCTAACACTAATCCTACCAAGATATTTAATAAGAAAAATAATTATTGTTCGGATTCGACTTCAGATTCTTCTTCGGATTCTACTACGGATTCCTCTGAAGATTCCAGCGATTCCAGCGATTCTTACGAAGGCCTTGACTATGATAAAAATAGATTAAATAACAAAAACATAGAATATCGCCATAAAATAGTTAATGACCGCATTGATTTAATGATAGATATTTTCATAAATCTACGAGATTATTTAGAAGGCTCTTGTAAAACGATTAAATATATAGACAATAATTATATAAAAATTGACATACCGCCTTTTACATTAAATAATGTAATATTCAATAATAAAGGGCTTTTGGGAGGCAATTTGGTTGTAAATGTAATTTTACTAAATATTTCAAAAATATATTGGGATAAGCTTGGAACTGATGATAAAAAATTGTTTATTAAAACGATAGAAAACATTTATAAAAATTGATATAAGGTTTTAGCAATATATTATTATAATAATACAGCAATGTATTAGTATTCTGTAGAGGATACACCCAGCAACCAACCAATAGATTCTATGGCATTCTCGAATGTCCGTATTCTGTAGAGGATACACCCAGCAACCAACCAATAGATTCTATGGCATTCTCGGATGTCCGTATTCTGTAGAGGATACACCCAGCAACCAACCAATAGATTCTATGGCATTCTCGGATGTTAGTATTCTGTAGAGGATACACCCAGCAACCAACCAATAGATTCTATGGCATTCTCGGATGTTAGTATTCTGTAGAGGATACACCCAGCAACCAACCAATAGATTCTATGATATCTTCGGATGTTAGTATTCTGTAGAGGATACACCCAGCAACCAACCAATAGATTCTATGATATCTTCGGATGTCCGTATTCTGTAGAGGATACACCCAGCAACCAACCAATAGATTCTATGATATCTTCGGATGTCCGTATTCTGTAGAGGATACACCCAGCAACCAACCAATAGATTCTATGATATCTTCGGATGTCAGTATTCTGTAGAGGATACACCCAGCAATCTAAAAATATAACTTATTTATTACTTACTACTTATTATAATTTTTTTTATACAAAGCCTAACTATTAAAGCAATTATGCTTATTGTTTTTAGGAAATAGTAATATTTGCAATTATAAATAGTTATAATAGCGATGAATTAAATATTCCAGATATGCTTTCGATAGACATAGGACAAATAAACTATGCATTATATGGTGCAGCGAAAAAATTAATTAAAATGAATAATGATAAAGAATTGAGGTTAAAAAGATTAGATAAAATATTAGATATCAGGAGAGAGACTATGCAACCTTAGAAACTGAAAATATACACATTTACATATTTAAGCCTTAGATATGAAAAATAAAGTTGCTAAATTGAATAACATTATTACTAAAATAAAACATCCTTGTTTTTTATTATTATAAATAATTATAATATTTATATAGAAAGCCTCAACTATTAAAGTAATTATGCCTATTGTTTTAGGAAATAGTAATATTAGTTATAAGGAAACTAAAGATTCCATAAATCCTTATAACGCATTACTTTTTAAAAATCAAAAAGTTGGTATTGGCGTTGATATTGACAGTATTCTCGATAATAGCTTAGATGTCAGTGGTAATATTAATATTCCATTAAATTCTAAATATAAAATTAATAATGCTAATTTTGGTTATAGTAATTTAGATCACAAGCTTTCAGCAGGTACTAATATTTCAATCAGTGATGATTTTAAAATTAATAATACATATACATTACCAACTGCGTCAGATGTTGTTTTAGGAGGTATTAAAGTTAGCAATAATTTATCAATAACTAATGGTGTTTTATCTGCTCCCACTCCTTATACATTACCAACGGCATCAGTGTCTGTTTTAGGAGGTGTTAGAGTAGGTGCTAATTTATCAATAACAGGAGGTATTTTATCAGCTCCTGCACCCATTCCATATACATTACCAACAGCACCAATTGCAACAACACCCTTTATTGTAACCTTTTCTGGTAATAGTCCAAGTACCCATGCGGCAATAGGCACAAATGAAAGGTATATGATTTTTACAACAACAGGTGTAAATTATACATTTACAGTTCCTACTGGTGGCATTAATTGTGATATATTACTTGTTGGTGGTGGGGGTGGTGGAGGGAATTATGGAGGTGGAGGTGGTGGAGGTGATGTTATATATAAAACAAATGTAACTTTACCTGCTGGAAATTGTGTTGTAGTTGTTGGTAATGGTGGAAATGGTGGCAGTGGTGCATATAATGCAGGAGGAAATGGTTCTACATCTTCGATTACATCTACAAATGCATCATTTATTAGTTTATTTGCTGCTGGCGGTGGTGGAGGAGGAGGATATAATCAATCGCCTGGAACAACACCAACAGCAGGTAGTGTTGTTTCTGGCAATTATTCAAGTGGAGGTGGTGGTGGTGGTGGTGCTGGTGGTTTAGGAAGTAATAGTGGAGGTACTGGAAATAGTGTAAGTGGAAATGGCGGGGGTAACAATTCACAATCGAGAGGAGGTGGTGGTGGAGGTGCGACAGGGAATGGTTTGAATGCTACAACTTCTGGTGCTGGTAATGGTGGTTCTGGATTATCAGTATCGATTATAGGAACAGCATCTACTTATGGTGGTGGAGGAGGAGGTGGTTCTTGGTCAGGTGGTACTGCTGGTTCTGGTGTTGACGGTGGTGGCAATGGTGCCGTAGAAGGTGGTGGTAGTTATGCGGTCGCAGGTACTGCAAATAGAGGTGGAGGAGGTGGAGGAGGTGGTGGTTCAACGGGAATAAATAATCAAAATGGAGCAGCTGGCGGTTCAGGTATAGTTATTATTAGATATCGCGCTGTCACATATTCTACTTTTATAGGAGGGGTTAGAGTTGGTAATAATTTATCAATAACAGGAGGTGTTTTATCTACTTCTACACCTTATACATTACCAACAGCATCAGAATCTGTTATTGGAGGTGTTAGAGTAGGTACTAATTTATCAATAACAGGAGGTGTTTTATCTGCTCCTGCACCAATTATATATACATTACCAACAGCAGCATCGTCTGTTATTGGAGGGGTTAGAGTTGGTAATAATTTATCAATAGATGCAAATGGTATTTTATCTACTTCTACACCTTATACATTACCAATAGCATCAGAATATATTATTGGAGGTGTTAGAGTAGGTGCTAATTTATCAATAACAGGAGGTGTTTTATCCGCTCCTGCACCAATTATATATACATTACCAACAGCATCATCGTCTGTTATTGGAGGGGTTAGAGTTGGTAATAATTTATCAATAGATGCAAATGGTATTTTATCTACTCATACACCTTATACATTACCAATAGCACCAGAAAAAAATATATTTATTGCAACTTTTTCTGATAATAGTCCAAGTACACACGAGCCAATAGGCACAAATGAAAGGTATATGATTTTTACAACACCAGATATAAATTATACTTTTACAGTTCCTACTAGTGGCATTAATTGTGATATATTAATTGTTGGTGGTGGTGGTGGTGGTGGTGGTGGTGGTTCTTTGTCAAAAAGTGCTGGCAGCGGAGGTGGAGGTGGTGATGTTATATATAAAACAAATGTAACTTTACCTGCTGGGAATTGTGTTGTATTTGTTGGTAATGGTGGAAGTGGTGGTAATTATTATTCTAATCGTGTAGGAGGAAATGGTTCTACGTCTTCCATTACATCTACAAATGCATCATTTATTAGTTTATTTGCTGCTGGTGGTGGTGGAGGAGCGTCGCATGATCAAACGCCTGGAACAACACCGACTGCGGGTAGTGTTATTGATGGCAATTATTCAAGCGGAAGTGGTGGCGGCGGCGGCGGCACTGGAAATGGTGTAAGTGGAAATGGTGGTAGTGGCGCTCAACGACGATATGGATATAAAGGAGGTGGCGGTGGAGGTGCAGAAGGGAATGGTTCGGATGCAGGAGGATTAAGTGGAGGTAATGGTGGTTCTGGATTATCAAACTCTATTCTTGGAACTGTTTCTACTTATGGTGGTGGAGGTGGAGGTGGAGATGGAGATATAGCTTGGACAGGTCTTTCGCCTGGTTCTGGCGTTGATGGTGGTGGTGGTGGTGGTAGTGGTGGTGGTTCTTCGTCAGGTACTGCAAATAGTGGCGGAGGAGGAGGTGGAGGTGGTGGGGCAAATGCGGATGGAGCAGCTGGCGGTTCAGGTATAGTTATTATTAGATATCGTAATGTCACATATCCTACTTTTATTGGAGGTGTTAGAGTAGGCAATAATTTATCAATAACAGGAGGTGTTTTATCTGCTCCTCCTCCTTATACATTACCAACCGCATCTACTTCTGTTTTAGGAGGTGTTAAAGTTGATGGTACTACAATAGCTATAAATGAAGGTGTTATATCTTATACAGGAGGAATTCCTAATTGGGCTACATCGGGAAATAATATATACAACACAAATACTTTAAATGTTGGAATAGGTACAGAAGATCCACAAAGTAAACTACATATTTTAGTTAAAACAAGAGATGATGAAAGTAGTAGTACTTGTAGTTTGATAATTCAAAATAATAAAACTATATCTACAACACCTTTTATTGCAACCTTTTCTGGTAATAGTCCAAGTACACATGCAGCAATAGGCACAAATGAAAGGTATATGGTTTTTACAACAGCGGGTATAAATTATACATTTGCAGTTCCTACTGGTGGCATTAATTGTGATATATTACTTGTTGGTGGTGGTGGTGGTGGAGGGCAATATGGAGGTGGAGGAGGAGGGGGTGATGTTATATATAAAACAAATGTAACTTTACCTGTCGGGAATTGTGTTGTATTTGTTGGTAATGGTGGCTCTGGTAGCAGTAATTCAGCAGCTAGAACAGGAGGGAATGGTTCTACGTCTTCAATTACATCTACAAATGCATCATTTATTAGTTTATTTGCTGCTGGTGGAGGAGGAGGAGGAGGGCATCAATACACAACCGGAACAACACCGACGGAAGGTAGTGTTGTTTCTGGCAATTATTCAAGTGGAGGTGGTGGTGGTGGTGGTTCTGGTGGTATAAGCGGAGGTAATAGTGGAGGTACTGGAAATAGTGTAAGTGGAAATGGCGGGGCGGGCAATAATTATAGAGGAGGTGGTGGTGGAGGTGCCGCAGGGAATGGTTTAAATGCTTCAACTTCTGGAGGTGGTAATGGTGGTTCTGGATTATCAAACTCTATTATTGGAACTGTTTCTACTTATGGTGGTGGAGGAGGAGGTGGTACTTGGTCAGAAGGTACTTATGGTTCTGGTGTTGACGGAGGTGGGAATGGAGGGGTTTCCAACGCCCTTTCCAATACTCCCTCCTATGCGGTCGCGGGTACTGCAAATAGAGGTGGGGGAGGTGGAGGAGGTGGTGCTGCAGGAGGTGGTGCTGGTGGTCAAGAAAATGGAGCAAATGGCGGTTCAGGTATAGTTATAATCAGATATCGTTCAGTACCACCAGCCGTTAATTCTACAATAGACTTAATAAGAGGGACTTCAAGTGATGCCAATAGAGATTTTAAAATAGGTAACTATAATGGGGATTTTATTGTAAAATCTTCAATTAATGGAAGTGATAGCGACTATATTAAAATGTTAGGAACAAATGGCGCTATTTATAATTTTAATAATTCTTTATATTGGACGCAAACATCAGATAGAAGGATAAAAGAAAATATAGAAGGAGCTTCTTATGACAAATGCTATGAAAATGTAGATAAATTAGAGTTAAAGAGCTTTAATTATATTAAAGAGTTTAAGACTGGTAACAAGGATACTAATCAATTAGGGTTTATCGCACAGGAAATAAAAGATATATTTCCAAAGTCAGTATTTACAAATAGTTATAATAGCGATGAATTAAATATTCCAGATATGCAT